AAAGCATCTAATGGTGTATACACTCCCTCTGAGTTCACTGCAACAAAACAGAAAGCGGTAGGGAGTACAACACCAGCAGATACCACAGACGGAACACTAAGGATTTATCGAAATGGTGACACCGATGCTTCAGATGCCGTCGCGACGAGTTCAAGTACATCTAGTAGCGCCTCTTTTACGATTACACCAGACACCACTGAACTTCGCGCGGAATATACAGTCAATAATGTAGTGGTTGACGATGAAACTATTCCAGTGGTTGACGACGGTTCACCAGCGACTGTTTATCGTCTTGTAACGAGTTCAAATACAGTCGTCCTTGACTCAGACGGAACGACGTTTAGACCTCCTTCTTTGTCTTTGTCGCAGCAAAGGGTTATCGGTAATTTTCCGCCAACGACTGGTGATTACGGAAGAATCAGATCAAGAATTACCAACAACGGTACAACGGGAAGTTTCTCGGTGTTGACAGATGATGTAGATGGGGTGGCGGTATATGACCTAGCGGAAGGCGACGAATTAATCGAACTCGAAATGCAGATTCAAGATGAAAATAGCAACTGGGTTACTGTCGACGAAGAATCAGTTCCTATTATTTCAGATGCTAGTAGCGGCGAAGGTAGTAGGGGTCCAGGAACTTGGTGGATCTATATTGGCACCAGCACTAGTTCTCAACCAACCGATCCAGCTGAAGCAAACTCCGCGTGGAATACTTATACTCCTACACAATACCCCGAAGCAGGTTCACCGGTACAAGGCGATCAAGCGTGGTTCTATACAGGAACCGGTGCTGCTGCAGCACCAACTTCTCAAACAGTCTGGTTGCGTGGTGCCTCAAGTTGGAGCAAACAAGAAAAGGTTATTCGCGGCGATTTGCTGGTAGACGGCACAGTGACTGCTGACGATTTCGTAACTTCTGCGACTGCAGATGGACAGACAATCATTAAATCGAACCTTATACATATCTACAGTATCTCTGGATCAACCAGAACACTAAGGGTTAAGATAGGGGATTTGTCCGTTGGGGCATTAGATGCTAACGGGGATGTGATTTAACATATGGCATACGGAATTGAGGTTCGAAATTCGAGCGGCAACCTTATCATTACATCTGCTTCTGATGTAATTTTAAACGAAGAAACCATTTCGGTTTCCAACGTCACTGCTACTGGCGGTGGCGGTACTGTTGATGTTGCCATTGAAGATGTCCAAGATTCTAATAAAATTGCGTATGGACTTTTTCCGGATCAACAGACGTCTGAAATTTCAGTGTCCACATCAACCAACAAATTGTCAATCACTAATTCTGGTTCGGGTGATGTAGTTTTATATGTATTTGTTTTTAGGTTAGCATAATGTCATACGGATTACAAATCTTTAATGCTTTTGGTCAATTGATGTTTGATACAACAAGGGACATGGACAGCTATGTTGTAAAAAGTTCTGGGAGTGCATCATCGGTCACCTTGACATTGGGCGATATTTTATTCGTTAAAATTCCTAGTGGGAGTCAAACAGCAAATAATAATTTTACTTATTTTGCAGAAGAACAGGGATACCCAACCCCCAACACAGCAACCACCCAGACATTTGATTTTTATAGAGCAAATCCTGAATTCTCTGGTTCAACAATAACTTCTTTTACTTTCGATTATTTTATTATCTCTCCCTCAAAAAATATAAACAGCAATGAGAATTATGGGTTTCAAATCTTTAATGAAGACGGGACTGTACAGTTCGATTCGCGAACAGTCGGTACGAATCATTTTCAAATTGTTGATTCATTTTCTTATCCAGATGTGGGCGGTAATAGTAATTACACAACGATAGCAAATGGAAGTCAATACATTTCTTTAACGCACTTTGGTGGTAATCCAAATTTTCCAAGCGTTTGGAGTTATTATGACAGATCAACTGCGGATGGCCCCTTAGCGAGTTATCAGATAGCAGGATTTCGACTTCAATCATCTCCGATTCAAGTAAGAGCAGGGGAGACAGGAATTGAAAGATCTGAAGAAGAACTCCCGCAGGGCGGAGGAGATGATTATCCAGAAATAACACAATTTTTTCCAAGAATAGATTCACAAATTTTAATAGGAACATTATCATGACAACTCATCACGTTGCTTATGTCAAAGATCAACAAGTAATTATGTTACAGAATGCTATCGGCAATTTGCCCGCCGAAGGTCTAGATGAGAATGGATACACGGTGGTACACGTTGATTTTCAAATCTCAGAAAGATCTGAGTGGATGAAAACGCACTATTGGGACGGTAGTGTGTGGCAAACCCGCGAAGCAGCGCCGAATGATTACTGTACGTGGGACGCGACTACCAGCACTTGGACGTGGGACAATGAAACCGTAATGACTCAGGTACGTTTTAAAAGAAACACAAAACTTCGTGCATCTGACTGGACACAGATGGCTGACAGTCCATTAACAGACGCAAAGAAAACTGAGTGGGCGGATTATCGTCAATCCCTTCGTGACTTACCATCGAACCAATCATCACCTGCATCACTAGAAGTGGTGGTATGGCCGACTGAACCAGCATAAATAATAGTATGCATAATCATTTCATTGACAAAAAACGAAGGTTCATAAATCTTCGAGACGCGAAAGTAACGGGTGTTCTTCCGGAACACTTCGACACCTCGTATCCAAAATTTATTTCTCTGCTGGAGAAGTATTACGACTTTATGGATTCGGATCATTCGACTGAATTGCTTTCGCACATATTCGCATCACGCGACGTCAATGAGACCGATATTACCCTGCTGTCGTATATCGAAGACGAACTGCTTTTGGGTGAAGCATACTTCGAAGGGTTCGGAGAAACTGAAGCGCAGAAAAGAGCATCAGCAAACTTCTCGAATATTCTTTTCAGATCAAAGGGAACTAAGTTCGCGATTGAATGGTTTTTCCGTTCTTTCTATGGCATCGATGCTGAAGTAATCTACACCAAAGAAAATATTTTTAAGATTGGCGAAACTGAGTCTAGAATTGGACCAGATTCACTTCGATATATCACTGACGATAAACTGTATCAAACATTCGCTCTCCTTGTTCGTGCCGGAGTACCGATATCGAAATGGAGAGAAACATTTAAAACGTTCGCGCATCCCGCAGGAATGTATCTTGGTGCCGAAGTATTGATCGAAGAAGATGTACAGGTCGGCGTCAATACTCTCATGGATGCTTTGTCGGTAACGCAAAGACCAACACCTTCTTATTCGATTAGTGTTGCGCCTGCAGATAGCGGATTCGAAGGTTCGACTTTCGACTATGCTGTTGTTGGTACTGATGTTCCGGAAAACATTGACGCACTCTTTTATTATGTTTCGCATCAGACAACCTCAGATTCTGATTTCGCGCAAACAGTTCCTTCGAGTGATTCTAGAGCATACTTACCAATTAACGACAGTTCTGGGACAGCGGTCGGTAGATTTAATTTGCAAACTCGAACAGATTCAGACGAAGCAGAAGGCACTAGTGGCACTGAAGTATTTACTGTGTTGGTTGAAGATCAGGAAGGGAGATCTCAAACATCTTCTGTCATCAATCTAAAAGATGTAGTTTCGTCATATACAATTACGCCGAGCGATTTCACTCCGGATGAAGGCGATATAATTACTTTCAATGTTGAGGGAACGAATGTTCCGAACAATGGAAATGCAACGTTATTTTATTATGTTGAACATGGAGATTCTAATGGATTAAGTCCAACTAATGATGACGACTTTACTGTTGCACCCCCAAGGACTTCATCCGCCGAACCTTTCGCATTGACCAGCAGTACTGGTTCATTTTCACTCAGAACAATAACAGACCCGAGTAACGAAGGGGTCGAAAAATTTAGAGTAGGATTGCAAACAGAACCGACTGGTGGGTTGCCGAAAGGAAATATTGTTATTGAGGTACAAGAAAAAACAGCGATATTCAATTTAACTGTGAGCGATATCGTTGAAGGCGAAGATGTTGTCGCTACTCTACAAGTCGATCCAACTACAGTCGGCAGAACGGTTAATTGGACAATTCCGAGTGATCCAAGGTTGGACAATACTTCTGGTTCGTTTGAAATTACGGCAGAGAACGGCAATTATACTCTAACGAGCACAACACCGTCAAGCACTTTCGAAGGTCCAATTAGTAGAACAGTGACCGTAGATACTGTTGGCATTGCATTCCAAGATACTGACTCATTCACTATTACTGACGCAGCACCAGAGTATACAATCACACCATCTCCAACGATCGGTCAAGAAGGTTCTTCGACTACATTTACAATTGGAGGAAGCAATATTCCGGACACTCCGGTTGAGTTCTATATCGAACATTTGGCGGGTGGAACAAACAATTCAGATTTTGTTCCTGCAACTCCACCTTTAACTGGTTCTCCGAGAACAGTTACAATTACGGGCGGAACTGGTTCGACTTCGCTTTCTTTCGCTGCGAATACTGACGTATCAGAAGAAGAATTCAGAGTATATGTTCGAAGCGGTGGGGATGTATTGGCAACACTCGATTATTCTATTCTTGGAAGTGCAATTTATACACTGACGCCTTCATCGACAAGCATCGATGAGTCAACGACATTCAACACTCAATTCTATACAACAGACGTTGATGGAGATTATTACTATAGTATCGCTGGAACGGGTGTAAGTTCAAGCGACTTTGATGCCGGTTGGCCGACTTACGGTGGCGAACAGTTCACTGTTGTTGGTGGATATGGAAACATCCAGTTGGACCTGAAGGCAGACAATAAAAGAGAAGGAAATGAGACGTTTAAAATTTATGTGTCGAAGCAACCATTAGGTGCTATCGTTTCAGAATCCCCAACAATCACGATTTCGGATACCAGCGTTCCAACATATACTGTCTCTTCTGGAAATACCACAGAAGGCAATACACACACGGTTATCATAACTCCAGTCAATGCAAGCGAAACAGAAACAATGCATGTCAAAATTACTGGATCTGGTGTTGTTGGAAGGTTCACTACAACTGAGCAAACTGTTTCAGTGAATAGCACTGGATTCAAACCAGTATATTTCAGCACGACTGTGGATAACACATATAATGGGCCACAGACTGGAACGGTAACAGTCAGGTTTGATGACGCATTAGGCAATATTGTCGGAACAGATACCTTCACATTAAACGATGAAGACATTGACGCGACTCTGGTTACAGACCTAACAAATGATTCGGCGAATGAAGGCGACACAATTAACTTCACATTCTCGGGAAATAACATACCAGACGATACATTTTACTTCAGACCGGTAAATGTCTATCCTGCTGAAACCACACAGAGCATTGCCTCCGGTACAAGGTTCATTTATCTTGAGGATACTTCCTTTCTTCAAACTGGAATGGAAACGAACGATGCGAATATTCCTGGAATAATTACTTCTGTGGTCTCTAGTGGCGTACAGATGAGCGCGGATACATTATCAACAATTCCTTCAGGTTGGAAGTTCCACTATTCTTCCGTGGGGATCTTCGACGATTTCTCGAGTTCTTACCCTGCAACTGGAACGTTCTCGACTTCTTCGAATAGTGGTACATTTAGGGTCGATACAATAGAGAACAATGATGTTACCGACGATTCATATACATTCGGTGTCTATGATTCTCATAACACAGTAGGGTTCGGCACTTCTCTGGCATTGAAGACGGTTTCTATAAACGACATAACAACCGGCGCACAGGCGCTATTTTCAACCGGTATGCCATCAACCGTTTCAAGGACTCAAGCTGCAGAATCCGTCACTGCTGAGATTCAGTTCAGGGCAGACGGAAATATTTATGGATCTTTCACTAATGTAACAACTTCTAATTACACATACAATTCTTCGACACATTATTGGGAAGCAGAAGAGTTCGATCCAGGAGATTATAGAATCCGAGTGGTTTGGGACGGAGAAGTTGTTGTTGACGATCAAGAGTTTTATAACTACGAACCTTCTCAAGTGATTGGTATAAACGACAACAGATATATCCAAGGGTCTTCTCAGGGTGGGGGCAGGTTTGCTGTTGCTCGAGCGACTGAAGGAATGTATTTACTCGGTACTTGGTTGAGTCCAACTGACGGTCTACCGTCAGATGCTGGAGATTATAGGGTTACAGTATCAAAATCTAACGAGTCTGGAAGTCCTTCTTTCAACGGGAGTTTTAATACACCGCTCGACCTGAGTTATCTTCGATCTTGGACAATCACAGTTTCGGATCCTAACGGCACTGCGAGCGCAGATTTATCATTTACTGTTTATGAAGAATCAAACTCTTCAAACAGCGATACATGGAACGTGTCATTTGAGGCGATCGAGACCTATACTTATACCGGTGGTGGCGGTGGTCCTATCCGCGGAGGCGGCGATAACTCCTAGATAGAGTACAGATTGTAAGGCGACATTATAATGAAATCAGGAAAGGTATGGGGTACAACCGAACTTATTGAGAAAAATAATTCTCTAGAGTTTCATCGTATCGAATTTAAATCAAATCATTGCTGTTCAGAGCATTATCATAAAACGAAGTGGAACGGTTTCTTCGTCGAGTCTGGTGTATTGATGGTTAAGACTTGGCAGGACGAACCCACTGAAATGCGAAAAAACATGCTCTGCGATCAAACAATACTTCGCGCTGGAGACTATTACAAAGTTGCTCCGATGAAGTGGCATCAATTTGTTGGCGTTGAGGACGGCGTCGCATTCGAACTTTATTGGTCTGAATTTGATGGTGATGATATCGTTCGTCGAACCACAGGGCAAAAGATTGACTGACCAAGATAAGAAAAACATCAAGGACGATTACGAAACTTCTCGTGATACATACCTTGACCTGATTGAAAACGGTAAGCGAGGACTCGACTTGATGATGGAAGTCGCGCGGGAGTCTGAGCACCCAAGAGCATTCGAAGTGCTTTCTGGTATGATTAAGAATATTGCAGACGTCACCGATAAACTCATGGACCTGAATAAGAAAAACAAAGAAATTACTCAGGAACCGAAAGAGGAAGAAGCGAAAGCAATCACCAATAATAATGTATTTATTGGAAGTACCACTGATCTGCAGAGATTGCTTCATCAGACAGATGAGAAGGTGATCGAAGTTGATAGTCAGGGCGAATGATAGTTATCTCGGAAATCCGAATGTAAAGAAAGACGGTGTTCAGCAACAATGGACTGAACATGAAGTCAAAGAGTATGCCAAGTGTCTCAATGATCCTGCATACTTTGCGTGCACTTACGTTAAGATTATATCTCTTGATCGCGGCCTCGTCAACTTCAATTTGTATCCATATCAAGAAAAAATGTTCGATCATTTCAATGACAATCGTTTCAGCATTGTCCTTGCTTGTCGTCAGAGCGGAAAGAGTATTTCATCCGTTGTATATCTTCTATGGTATGCTATATTTCATCCAGAGAAAACGATTGCTGTTCTCGCTAACAAAGGCGCTACCGCAAGAGAAATGCTGGCACGTGTTACCCTCGCGCTCGAGAACCTTCCATTCTTCTTACAGCCAGGTTGTCGTGCATTAAACAAAGGTTCGATTGAGTTCTCTAACAACTCTCGTATTATCGCTGCAGCGACTTCCGGATCATCAATTCGTGGTATGTCGGTCAACCTCTTGTTCCTTGACGAGTTTGCGTTCGTGGAACGTGCCGCAGAATTTTACACCTCAACTTATCCGGTTGTTTCTTCGGGTAAGGATACAAAGGTCATCATCACCTCTACTGCTAACGGCATCGGCAATACCTTTCATAAGATTTGGGAAGGTGCGGTTCAGAAGACAAATGAGTATCATGCGTTTACAGTAAACTGGTGGGACGTTCCAGGTCGAGACGAGAAGTGGAAAGAGGAAACGATATCAAACACATCTCAGATGCAATTCGATCAAGAATTTGGAAATACGTTTTTCGGAACGGGCGACACCCTAATTGGTGCCGCCACACTCCTTGACTTTAGAGCAACCCCTCCCAAAAGTATTTTGGAAAACGGATGCCTCTCCATTTTTGAAGAAACAAAAACGAATCATGAATACATCATGACCGTCGATGTAGCAAAAGGAAGAGGTCAGGACTATTCGACTTTTATTATAATCGACATTACTGCACGCCCGTTCCGTCAGGTCGCCGTGTATCGGAATAATACTATTTCTCCAATACTCTTCCCTGATATTATCTATAAAATTGCGAAAGCCTACAACAACGCATATGTGGTTGTTGAATCTAATGATCAAGGGGCAGTCGTCTGTAATGGTCTGTACTATGATCTGGAGTATGAAAACGTGCACGTCGAGTCGGCAGTCAAGGCGAACGCGATTGGTATTGAGATGAACCGAAAGGTCAAACGACTCGGTTGTTCCGGTATCAAAGACTTGCTCGAAGAAAAGAAACTTCACGTCGTCGACGAAAATACCATCATGGAAATTTCTACGTTCGTCTCGAAGGGAGTTTCGTATGAGGCGAGTGATGGGAACCACGACGACTTGATGATGAATCTCGTGATGTTCGGATACTTTGTCTCGACTCAGATGTTCTCGGATATGACAGATATCAATCTAAAGCAAATGATGTTCGAGCAACAGATGAAACAGATCGAAGACGACATGGTTCCGTTCGGTTTTATAGATGACGGCAGTTCGGCGATTCAGCACTATGAAGAACAAGAGAACAATAAGTTCGCAGAGTGGCAGATCTGGAGAGAACCCGACACATATTGACCGTATTTCTTTAATTTTTCCTAAGTATAAATAATCATTAGTTGATGAAAAATTAACCGTATTATGAATTCTTATCATAACTTAACGAAAAAAGGACACGATTATGGCTCTTAAATTGTCTGAATCCCCGAGTGTCGCTATAAAAGAAATCGATTTGTCGGGTGTTGTCCCTGCGGTCACTTCTACAACTGGCGCATTAGTCGGAGATTTTAACTGGGGTCCAGCAGAAAAACCAGTTCGCATCGCTAACGAAGCAGAACTGGCGAACACATTTGGTTCCCCTTCATTAGATGGTGGTGCGCCAGCGACAGACTTTTTGTCGGCGGCATACTTCCTTAAATATTCTTCAAACGCATTCGTCACCCGTGTTATCTCAGATTCAGATTT